CATTGTGGCAAAAATGCATCATAGGCTTTCTTTTTATGGCATTTATGGTTACTCTTTGTTTTATCTAAAAAGCGAATCAATATTGAACTGATAGCGAATCAAAACCGATTCGGTTACCCATGGTGAATGAGGACACCTATAAGCCTCTGACTCCTAGGAAAGACTAGGACTTTTCTTTTCTTTTCATCTGTAGTAAAATCAAGATTCCAACACGCATGAAGATTGCCTCTCATAAAATAGGGGGATACTCAGTCTTCAGCCGTGTTGGTGTGGCGAAAGCCTGAGACTGGCAACCTGCGATAAAGTTCAAGGCAGGACACCAACACCTTATAGCGAACTGTAAGCGAATTGATTTCTGCAATCATTCACTATTCATGGGGACTAAGGGTAATGCCTGAAACTAATAAGACTGTTAAGAAACCTATAGGGGCCGCCAAGGCTCAGGGTGCAGTTGCCCCCAAAAAATCCCCCAAGCCCAAAACAAAGCCTAAAATAGGCAGACCATCTAACTATGACCCTAAGATAGCAAGAATCATATGTGAACAACTAAGTGAGGGAATACCACTTAGACAGATATGTAGAGAGAACGAAGGCTTCCCTGCATGGAGGACTGTTTACGATTGGATGGGTCGCAATCCTGATCTTTCCGCATCCATCGCGCGAGCCAGAGATATTGGTTACGACGCAATTGCTGAAGAGTGTTTGCACATTGCGGACAATCAGACAATAACGGAACGGATCACGGAAACGGAAGACCCCAAGACTAAGGCAATATTGCGGTCGGTGATTAGGTCGGACGATGTTAATGCTCGCCGCCTACAGGTTGAGACCCGATTGAAGTTGCTGGCAAAGTTCCATCCCACCAAGTATGGGGATAGGGTGGCCATTGAGGGGGTTGAGGGAGGTGCAGCCATCAAGACTGAGGATACTGGGGCGAATAAGTTCCTCGAGATTATTAAGAACATGGAGATGACTAAGCGTGCTGGCTGAGTTGCTTGAAGACCCAGCGGTCGCGGCAGAGTTTGACGCGCAGGCAGAGCATGACCGGATTGCCCAAATAGCCCATGCAAAATGGATAGCAAGCGCCCATAAGTACCAGATACCCCCGCCATTGGAATATGACTACACTGTCTGGATGATGCTCGCGGGTAGGGGCGCGGGGAAGACGCGCTCGGCAGCAGAGGCGCTTTGGTGGTGGTGTTGGACAAACCCCGGTACTCGAGGGCTTGTACTGGCTCCAACCAGTAATGACATCAAGTTCACTTGTTTTGAGGGGCAGTCAGGCTTACTTGCTTGCATTCCTCAAGAGTTGGTGACCGACTATAACAAACAGGATCACCAGATCAAACTGAGCAATGGCTCTATCATTCGCGGCATTTCTGGTGATTCCTATGAACGGCTAAGGGGGCCGCAGTTTCATTGGTGCTGGGCAGATGAGTTGGCTGCATTCCAGTATCTGGGGCCTGGGGAGGCATGGGACATGATGATGATGGGTCTGCGCTTAGGCACTCAGCCTCGAGTGATTGTGACTACTACGCCCAAGCCTAAGGACTTGATCCTTGATCTGGTGGGCAGAGAGGGTGGTGATGTGGTCATTGACCGAGCCAGTACCTATGAGAATAAGGCTAACCTTGCACCCAACTTCAGCAAGCAATTAGAGCAGTACAAGGGCAGCAAACTCTATCAGCAAGAGGTCATGGGTGAGATAGTTGACCTTGAGGATGGTAAGGTTGTCAGCCGGGATATGTTCCAGATGTGGCCTGCTGACCGACCATTCCCTAAGTTTGAATACATTGTGCAGTCCTATGACTGCGCCTATACGGATAAGGAATACAACGATCCTACGGCTATGACTACTTGGGGCGTGTTCAAGCCTATGGATGGCCCCATGTCTGTGCTGCTGATTGACTGCTGGGCAGAACATCTGACTTTCCCTAACCTCAAGCCTAAGGTCATTGAAGAGTGGCGTGTCTCTTATGGTGAGGGGAGGGATGCCAAGCGCCCTGACTTAATCCTCGTGGAGGCAAAGGCATCTGGTCTGTCTTTAGTGCAAGAGTTGAGGGCAATGCATCTGCCTGTAAGGGCATGGAATCCCGGCAATGCCGATAAGATGACCCGGCTCCAGATTACCGCCTCCATCTTTACGACTGGTCGCGTCTGGCTGCCAGAGTCCTCAGTGCGCAAGGGCTATGTCAAAGACTGGTGCGAGGGGTTTTTGAGCCAGATATGCTCATTCCCTGATTCCACCCATGATGACTATGTGGATAGCGCAACTCAGGCTATTCGCTTGCTTAAAGATATGGGGTTCCTAGACATAAACCCAGAGCCTCGTTATGATGATGATGATGATTATTTAGATTTAAAACCCAAACGGGTCAACCCTTACGCGGTGTAAAACATGGGCGCACTTAATATTCTGGCTAAGACGGCCAAGGCAGCAAATGAAGCGGACCGGGCTTTGCCCATGCGTTTGGCTCGTGCTACCCCTAAGACCAAGGCAGAGATAGATGCTTTGGCTACTCGCGTGTCTAAGCAGATGCTAGGTGAACACGTGGAGTCTGGCAAGGCAGGGGATACCAAGAACTTGGCTGGGCGCTCGCGTCTTGAGAATGAGCGCGTCAAGGGATTGGACTATGAGGTTGTGCCGACAGGTAAAGCAAGGCAGTCCAATGTGTACCAAGCCCGCAAGGGTGATGTCAATGTGGCTATCCCGGGTGACCAGACCATCTCTGACTCAGTCTTGAAGCGAGTTGGGGATATTGAGGGGATTGAATCCATCCAAGAGGGTGGGGCAAGATATGGCTTGGGCAAGACGCGTGGCAAGAACCCTCTCTTCTGGGCATCCAATGAGGGGCCGGCACAACAGGCTCAGAACAAGTTTACGGATGTGGCTGAGTTCTATGAGCCAGAGCGAGTGGTTGGGCAGCACATGGCTATGGGGCCAATCTCCAATAACTTTGCCATGCACTTTGCTGATGCCAACCTAAGGGCGATGGACTTCACCAAGATTAAGCCTAAAGATATGCAGACCTTTGATGCTTTGATTGCTCAAGGTTATCCAAAGACAAACCCAAAGACAGGGGTAACGGAGCAGATTTCTTTTTCTAATTGGCCCGGCATTGCTGATCGAGATGCAGCCATGGAGGCAATGAGGGCTGACCCTGAAATGAGGAAGTGGTTCAACAACCGAATGAAGATACCTAAGGTGACTCAACCCTTGGGATTGCCTAATGGCTTGGACATCCAATGGGCTATTACTGAGCCACAGTTGCGCAACATGGAGGTCAATCTGACTGGCTTATCAGCCGGGGAGATGGTTCCGGGTGCAAAGTTGACCGACACCGCGGGTCACAATACCTATGAGAAAGGGATTCGTGGCAAGGCTTTAGGTCACCAAGAGGTCTTGACCCCATTCACCCTATCCTATCCTGATGCAGCACAGCACATTGCCTCAACTCAGCGCCCCCAAGACTTTACTGGGACTATCCAAAAGGTCTTCCCCCATCAGTTGGTGGATGACCAGTGGCTTGATGAAGTTGCCAAGTACCGCGAGTTGATTAAGAAATACACCGGGCAAAAGTCTGGCGGTGAGATACATATGTCCAACTTTGAGAAAAGACTCAGAGGGATTAAGAATGAGGATGATAAGGAATCCATCCGCAAGTTAATGGCTTTGATGGCTGGCATGATTAAGGGTCAGCCTACTGATGTAGCCTCACAGACCTTTAAGGGTAGGGACTACAAGACTAAGAAGAATCCCAATCCGACAACCCCATCCATGCCCTCATTCGCATTCAAGGGCAAGCACTTTGCTGATGGCGGCGATGTGGATGACTCCCCAATCAAGTTCAACCCCTTTGTCAACAAGCAGCACATGAATGGAGCAGACATCTCCAATGCTGGGCTGATGGCTAATGCTGACCTCAAAGATGCGGGCAGACTGAGTGCGGGTGTCAACCTTACTGCCATCGAGAAAGACCGAGAGCGCCGCCAAATGGAGGCTCTGATGGCTAACTACTCCAACAACATTGGGGATGTGGGCATCAATGCGGGTGTGGTCAAGCCTTTGGACAAGTTCATTCCCGCCAATCTGTATCAGACCAACTTGGTTGGCTCTGTCCCTGTTGGTGAGGGCAGACTTAGCGCTGGGATGCATGGCACACACATGGATGGTCAGCATAAGGTGACTGGTAATTCCCTTGGGTACAATGCGCCCTTGGGTGGTGGTCGCTTAAATGTGAACATGATGAAGCCCAAAGAGGGCAAGCCTATGTTTGGCGCTCAATGGCAACGCTCATTTGCAGAAGGTGGTGCAACCGACTCGCAACCGACTCGGTTTCGTTTGCCTAAGTTCGGTCGTGGTGGTGGCACAAAGACAAGTAAAGACCGCCCATTCTATGAGCCGTTTACTCAAGGTCTTGGCCCCATGCTCTATGGTGCAGCAAGAGGAACTGCCGCGGGAATTGCTGGCGCACCCGGTGACATTGAGGAATTGGGTCGCATGGGCATTAATTATGCAGGTGAACTTGCAGGTAAGCCTAACTTAGTAGAAGAAGAGGCGGCTCTGCCAACTTCTGAGCGCGTGCTAAAGAAGATACCATCCCTCAAGGATTTGGGAGCGGGCAAGGAGGCTCAACACTCTGAGGATGTAGCCTCTAAGTTGGGTATGTATGGCGTCTCCCAGATAGTCGCGCCCAAGGCTGGGTCAACTGTAGCCAAGGGAATAAAGACTGTGGGCAAAGAACTCGGTGAGACCGCAGGGCAGAAGATTGCCATGGGTCAACCCCTTGTACCCGGCATTCCTAAGTCTCTGACTAACCCTCCTGTGATGAACATCATCAAGCCAGAGGGTGGTAATTGGAAAGATAAATCTATTACTAATTTTGGGCAGAACTTAAAAGATAGCAACTCCCCTCGCCATATGGCAAGCGTTCGTGGTAATCCCAAAAAAGTTTATGAAGACACTATCAACAAGATGGATACTGTAATTGAGCGCATGAAAGAGGCGGGTCAATGGAATCCTGAGACTGAGCAGGCTTATGCCAATTTGCGTAAGCAAGCAGAGAACACCTATGCCATCGATACATGGGTTGACTCTAACCTAACCAACTATGTCAAGAAACAAATGGGGACTGAAAAAGACCCTGTCCGACTCTTGGCTGACCAAGGCATTTCCCAGTTTGCTGGTGAGGGTGCAATGCGTGATGCCCTCAATTGGAGTTATCAACAAGCGGCAGATGCAAGGAAAGCCCGCGCAAAGTTTGGAATGCCAGAAAACCAAATGTCTACAACTAGAATGGGTACATTTTGGGAAACTGCAACTGATGATTTAATTGGTGGAAATTCAAAGTTGCTCAAAGATTACAAGACTGAGAAGAGACTAAAAGACAATCCTTGGATGGCTAATGCACCGGGTGACACTCCAATTTATGGCATTCCTCCTCATGGTTCTTATGAAGATTATGGCTCTTCTCTTGGCTTTGACCATATTCTTGATGTTTTGAAAGAAGACTTGGCGACTGGCCGCATCCGTCCAGACCAACTTAACAAAGTGTCAATGAAACAAGCGGTTGAGCGCACCCATCAATACAACCAAGAACTTGCTAAAAAAGCAGAAGAGGCTAAAGCAAAAAGGGCTGAAGGATTAACTGTTTTTAAAGAATACCCGGAGGGTTATAAATGGGTTCAGTTAGATAAGCCCGGTCAGTTTACGGCTGAGTCAGATGCCATGGGTCATTCTGTTCGAGGATATGAGCCGCCAAAAGGACATCCTGAATGGTCATTTGAGTCAGGTAATGCTGGTAGCCCTGATTATGGTTTAGGTGGTTATGAGGCTATTAAAAGGGGTGATGCCAAGGTTTATTCTTTAGTAGACCCTGAGGGTAAGCCACATACTACTATTGAGGTTGGCTCTGGCTATGATGCGCCAGCATGGTATCAAAAAAACAAAAAATTATTTGATAGTGATATGCCATTGACTAATAAATCTGATGAAGAATCTTTGCATGATACTGTAGGTCAGATGGTAAGTTCTTTCAATGAACTATCTGATAGTCCTGCTGCTTATGTTAAATCAATCAGTAAAATTTTGGATGATGCTGGCATACCATATATACCTGCAGAGCGCTCAAAACCTACCATCCATCAAATTAAGGGTAAACAAAACCGCTCCCCAAATCCTGAGTATTTGCCCTATGTGCAAGACTTTGTAAGGTCTAGTGAGTGGGATGAGATTGGTGACTTGAGAAATACAGGCTTGAAGACTCTTGATCAAGCATTCCCCAACTATGCGGATGCCAAGCGTTATAGCAGAACCAATCCTGACACCCGCTATGTGACTCAAGCAGATATTGATGCTTATCACAAACAAGTCAATGAAGAATTGCTCAATGAGTATTCCAAGTACCGACTCAAGCCAGACCCTGAGTCTAAGAACACCCTTGGCCGCAATGACTTGATGACCATCAGAGAGTTGGCTGAGTTGGAATTTCCCGGTGATTTGCAAAAGCAAGCCAACATGATCCGTGGTGCAATGCAAGGCACTACTGAGCCGGGTGCTTATAGTGGCTCAATCTTCCCTCCCCTTGAGGAGAAAAAAGGTGGGGCAATATCTGCCCCTAAATTTAGCCTAAAGATGGGCGTGGGAGGATTGCTCAAGGGTGCTGCTAAAAGCATGAAAGGGCTGCAAAAGGTATTGCCCCAAGCAGAACGTGAGGCTAACCTTCAAAAGTTTTTAGAGAAAAGTAAAGTTAAAGAAAAAATGTACCGTGGTGCAACACCACATTTTCAAAAAGAAGGCGACCCAATCTTTGTTTCGCCAAATTTGGACTTTGCTGAAAGTTTTCCTGTTGGAAGTAAGAGTCCCACAATTGCGGCTGAGAAGAATCAGACTTTATATCCATTACATATTAATGCAACTAATCCATTTGATTATGATGACATCAATCAAATTGAAAAAGTAATACAACAAATTTCTAAATCAGACCCTGATGAGGCTGAAAAAATAAAAAACGAATTTGATTATTATTTAAAAATGGCAAGATTTGGAAATCAAACAGGTAATTGGGGATTAATTGAGAATCCAGTTGTTCAAGATGCCATAAAAAAATTAGGGCATGATAGTTTTTATGTTAATGAAGAAGGTATAAAAAACATTGGGTTATATGACCCATCACAAGTTAAGTCAGCCATAGGCAATCGTGGAACATATGACATCAATGACCCAGACATCAATAAAGCCATAGGTGGTGCGGTGCAAAGCCTAGAGTCTAAATTACCTAAATTGCTAAAAACCGACTACAAGTCTATTGACAAACTTATGACTGAGATATCAAAAAAACATAAAACTGCATCAAAAAAATTGCATGATGAATTTGTTACAAAGCACCACATGACACCAGACACTTGGATTAAAAGGAAATAGATATGGCTACTGAAATGCCGATAGACCCAGAATTCAACCGATTCCTTGATGGAATCAAAGAAATCCCAGAAGAGGGGATTGACATTGATATTGACTTAGAGGATTCAGAAGTAGAAGAATTGCCTGATGGTTCTGCCGTAGTCCAAATGGAGGGCTTTAAAGGCCCCAATGAAGATGAAGATTTCTATGCCAACTTGGCTGAGACTCTAAACCTCTATGACATTGAGAAGATTGCCAACCGCTACATTGACCTCATTGAGAATGACAAAGAGTCCCGTGAAAAGCGGGACAAGCAACAAGAAGAGGGCTTAAAACGCACTGGCATGGGTGATGACGCGCCCGGAGGGGCTATGTTCTTTGGTGCATCCAAAGTAGTTCACCCTGTAATGGCAGAGGCTTGTGTAGACTTTGCCTCAAGAGCCATTAGGGAACTATTCCCACCAGATGGCCCAACCCGCACAAAGATTATTGGCGAAGTAACTGATGAGAAGACTGAGGTCGCAGAGCGTAAACGCGACTACATAAACTGGCAGTTGACTGAGCAGATTGAAGAGTTTAGGGATGAGCAAGAGCAATTGTTGACCCAGTTGCCGTTGGGTGGCTCTCAGTTTATGAAAATCTGGTATGACGAAACAAAGCGCAGACCTTGCTCTGAGTTCGTCCCCATTGACAACATCTTGCTCCCCTATTCAGCGGTAAATTTTTATACTGCTCAAAGGGTTACTGAGGTGCAAACCATCTCTGCTTGGGAGTTGGATCAACGCGTTCAAAGGGGTTTATACCGAGATACTAATTTTGTCCGCGCCCACTCTGAGCCAGAGCAGACTCATTCTGAGAAAGCCAATGAGAAGATTGAGGGCAAGAAATATCAGGACAATGAAGATGGAATGCGTAAGGTCTACCACATCTACACATGGTTAAACCTAGATGATGACACCCGTACAGATGGTGAATCCGCTCCTTACATCTTAATGATTGATGAGTTAGAGCAAAAAGTCTTGGGGTTATATCGTAACTGGGAAGAGGGTGACATTACCTTAACAAAGTTAGATTGGCTCATTGAATTCAAATTTATCCCATGGAGGGGTGCATATGCTATCGGTCTTCCGCAACTCATTGGAGGTCTTTCTGCTGCGCTTACGGGCGCTCTTCGTGCCTTGCTCGATACGGCACACATTAACAATTCAGCGACGATGCTCAAACTTAAAGGCGCGCGAATTTCAGGTGCAAGTCAACAAATTGAGGTCACGCAGGTTACTGAAGTTGAGAGCGCGCCGGGTGTAGATGACATCCGTAAGATTGCTATGCCAATGCCATTTAACCCCCCAAGTCAAGTTCTGTTTGAACTCTTGGGATGGTTAACTAATGCCGCCAAAGGGGTAGTAACCACAGCAGAAGAAAAGATTGCTGATGTAGGTCAGAACACCCCAGTAGGCACAACTCAGGCTCTAATAGAGCAAGGAGCGGCAGTATTCTCATCTATCCATGCACGCTTGCATGAGTCCCAACGCCGTGTGCTTGGGATAATTGGTCGTCTGAATCGATGGTATTTGGATGAGCAAAAGCGTGGTGATGTGGTGGCTGAACTACCAATCAAGCGGGAAGACTTCAAACGCAATAGTGACATCATCCCTGTTTCTGACCCCCATATCTTTTCGGAAACGCAAAGAGTGGCCCAGATGCAAGCGGTATTGCAGTTATCTACACAATTCCCCGCTATTTTTGACCAAAGGGCGGTAGTGGCTCGGATGCTTAAACAGTTAAAGATACCTAACTCTAATGAGTTGATACCAAATGCCTCTAAACCCGCGGAGATGAATGCTGCTCAAGAGAATTCAGCCATGGCTTTGGGCAGACCAGCCTTTGCATATCCTCGCCAAGACCACTTGGCACACATACAGGCTCACTTATCATTTGCCCTAGACCCTAACCTAGGCATGAACAATTTAGTTGCCCCTAAATACATTCCACAGGCTTTAGAGCATATTAAACAACACATGATGCTCTGGTATACCAACCAAATGCAGACTTATGCTGGTGGTGACACAGGGGTTAGGATTGACAATTATGATAACAACAAGTTGGTCAAAGAGATTGATAGGGCAATTGCTATAGCCTCAGACCATGTAAAGATGGATTCCCAAGAGGTATTTTCTGGGGTCATGCCTGCTCTGCAACAACTCGGTCAGTTTATGCAACAGTTCAAACCACCCGCACCTCCAATGGATGGTGAGGCACAGGCAGTTCTACAGGCATCTATGGCTGAGACTCAACGCAGAGCGGCTCAAGACCAAGCATCTAACCAACTTAAACAGGCTGAGATGCAAGCCAAGGCTGCTCGTGAGGACAAGGATTTACAGGCTCGTATAGCCATGAATGCTGAAGATAACCTCACAACTGAGCGTATGAAAACTGCGGAACTGACTGTAGATGGTGTCAGACTGCGTAAGGAGCAGGAAGAAACTGCAATTAAATTGAACCAAACCACCCAAAGTAACTTAGGAGAATGATGATGGATAAAGAAGTTAAAGAACTGCAATCTGAGCAAGTGCGTCAAAAAACCCGCATGGCGGCTGGCGCATGGATTACTGGATGTGAAATAAAAGAGCAATCAAAAGCGACAATGCCAGAGGCTAACAGCGACCATGGCGACTTTAGTAGCAAGAAAGGCGTGGAGAAATCTAACGCATGAAGTCAGTATCCGACATTATTTCTGCTGTAAAAGCGGAACAGGCAAGGATAAAGGAATCGTTGGCGCAAGGAAACTTGCCCAACTTTGAGACTTATCAACGCCTTGTCGGACAGTATCAGGGGTTGGATGCAACTCTTGAAATTATTAACAATCTTTTAAAGGAAGATAACGATGAAAGATAGCACGGTAGCGGGTAATGCCGCTGAGATAGCGGAGGCTTTTCCGCTTGTAGACCCCGGTGCGATTCCATTAGGCGCTCGTGTGCTTGTACAAATGCGATTAGCCAAGAAAAAAATGACTGAATCCGGGATTATTCTGCCTGAAGAAACACGAGATACCGAAAGGGCGCAAAACCCAATTGGTAAGGTAGTGGCTATAGGCCCATTGGCGTTCAAGAAACGCGACTCAATGGAGCCATGGGTTGAGGGCAGTTGGTGTGACGTTGGTGATTTCCTCCGTGTACCTAAATGGACTGGCGACCGCTGGACTGTTCGGCACAAGGAAGATGAACAAGTGGAATTTATGATTATGAATGACCACGAAGTTATCGCTAAAGTTACTGGAAATCCACTTGAGGTGAGGGCATTTGTATGAGTACAGACCAAAATGTTGTGGAAAATCAAGAAGTTATTGTCATTCAAGAGGAAAAAGATGGTTCTGCAACAATAGATTTGCCAGAAAGTATCCCATCCCCTGATGCAGCCCATGATGAGGACTCTGATGAGGCTGATGAGCGTGCTAGACAGACAGAAATGGCTGTTGGTGGGGCTATTGACCCTGATGCAGAGGCTATGCGAGAGCAAAAAAGGAGCAAACGACGCGCTCGTAAGGAGTATCACAAGCAAGTTGCCTCTGAAAAAGACCTAAAACTAGACCATTTGACCCGTCAAAACCAAGAATTGTTGGAAAGACTGTCTGTTTTAGAGAAAAAGAGCCATGGATCAGACATTGCACGCCTAAATAAAGCAATTGAAGACCAAAATTCACGAATTTTGTTTGCCAAGCAGAAGATTCAAGAGGCTACGGCTACTGGTAATGGTGAATTGCTTACATCCGCTCAAGAAATGTGGTTTGAGGCTCGGAGGCAGTCTGAGGCTCTTGAGGCTTTAAAGAAACGCTCGGTTGCCCCACAGCGCCAGCAGACAATCCAGGCCCCAGACCCACAATTGAAGAAGTATGCAGGGGCATGGATGGAGAATAACCCATGGTATGACCCTAGCGGAAAAGACGCTGATTCAAGAGTTGCTCTAACTATTGACCAAGCGATGGCTGAAGAGGGATGGAATCCTAAAGCGTCAGATTATTGGGAAGAATTAGATAATCGCTTGCAAAAGTATTTGCCACACCGTTATACTATGAATACCGATGAAAAACCGATTCGGAACTCTAGACCAAGGAATGTTGTGACAAGTTCAGGCCGTGAATCAGTATCAACTACTCGAGGAGGTAACACCTTCACCCTTTCACCTGATCAGGTTAGGGCGATGAAAGATGCTGGTATGTGGGATGATGCCGATAAGAGAGCGAAGATGATTCGACGCTATGCCTTAGAAGCCCGACAAAACAATGGATATAGGAGTTAAGAAAATGGTTGATTCACGTTTAAAAAGAAATCTATCTGCTGGTGGACGCGAAAATCGCGCGAGTCTTGACACGGTTCGAGAGGCACCTGAGGATAAGTTCATATCGGCTGAAGAGCGTCGCAAGATGTGGAAAGACGAGTGGACACAAAGCGCATTGCCCAATATCCCTGAATTAAGGGGTTATCACCTTTGCTGGTTATCAACAACCAATAGTTATGACAGTATCGACAAGCGAATTCGGCTTGGCTACATTCCCGTGAAAGCGGATGAGTTGCCTGAGTTTGAAAATTATCGCGTAAAGGCTGGAGAACATAATGGTTATGTCGCGTGTAATGAGATGTTACTTTACAAGATTCCTATGGAATTGTACCAAGAAGTGATGTCGCATTTCCACCATGAGGCACCTCTTGAGGAAGCGAATAAGATTCGTCTTCAAGCAGAGCAAGCATCTGGAGCGCGTGACAGGAACGGGAGAAATCTCGCTCAAGTTGAAGGCGAAGGATTGGGTGAAATTGACAAACAGATGCCTGCTCCGCATTTTGCTGGGTAGGGTGTTTAAATTTTGAACAAGGAGTAAGACTATGTCTTCAACAAACGCTCCGTTCGGCTTGCGCCCCTCATACCATCCTTCTGGATTGGATCGTGCAGTGGCACTTGCTAACGGTATTGCATCTGGTTACAGTTCTGGCATTTTAAAAGGTCAACCTGTCGCCCTTAACACGAGTGGAAACATTATTGCCGCGACTGCAGGAAGTGCCTATCAAGGTGCTTTTGCCGGTCACGAGTGGACTGACACTACTGGTCGTCGTCAAATCAGTAATCAATGGGTTGCTAACACAACTTATCAAACTGGTTCTGAAGTAACTTATTACTACTCTGATCCTAATATTGTTTACGATATTCAGGCTGATGGTAGTCTTGCCCAAACTTCTGTTGGTGATCAAGCAAACTTTACAAACATTACTGCTGGTTCTACAACCACAGGTTTGTCACAATGCACGATTTCCACTAGTCTTGCAGGCACAAGCGCGGTCGGTGATATGCGTATCATTGGTCTTTATAACGGCGTTGATAACGCTTGGGGCGATGCTTACACTGTTGTGCAAGTACAAGTCTCTCGCAGTCAGTTCGTCGCAACAATTAACGCCATCTAAGGGGGGACTAAACCATGGCCGCTCCAATGCGCAGTACGGACTTTAGAAGTATCGTTGAGCCAATCCTTAACGAATGTTTCGACGGAGTCTATGATCAACGTACCGATGAATGGTCACGAGTTTTCCGTGAGCAAGAAGGTATTCCACGTAACTACCACGAAGAGCCTGTCCTTTATGGATTTGGTGCAGCACCTCAGTTGCCAGACGGCACTCCTGTGTCGTATCAACAAGGTGGTGTTCTGTTCTTACAACGCTATGTATACAATGTCTTTGGCTTGGCCTTTGCATTGACCAAAGTGTTGGTTGAGGATGGTGACCATATCCGTATCGGTCAAGTTTATGCTCGTCACTTGGCTCAGTCTCTTATTGAGACTAAAGAGACTTTGTCGGCAAACGTGCTGAACCGCGCTTTTAATAGCGCATACCCCGGTGGTGATGGTGTTGCTTTAAATAGCACATCCCACCCAATCGTTAATGGTACTGTAAGCAATTTGCTAACTACTGCTGCTAACTTGTCTCAGACTTCTCTTGAGCAGATGTTAATCCAAATCCGTCAGGCTGTGGATAACAATGGTAAGAAGATTCGTCTAGTTCCACGTCAACTGGTGGTAGCACCGGGCAACGTGTTCCAAGCCGAGGTTCTACTCAAGTCAGTCTTACGTTCTGGTACAGGCAACAACGACGTCAACCCAATCAAGTCAATTGGTTTGCTTGACGAAGGTGCTGCTGTTCTATCGCGTTTGACTTCATCTACCGCTTGGTGGGTGCAGACTGATGCTCCAGAAGGCATGAAGTTGCTAATGCGTCGTAAACTCGAAAAAACGATGGAAGGCGATTTTGAGACCGACTCTATGCGCTACAAGGCTACAGAGCGTTATCAAGTAGGCTTTACCGACTGGCGTGCTATGTACGGCACACCCGGCGTTTAAAGTAAGCAGGGGCGGGAATAAAACCCTGCCCCTTTTTTTGTAATTTGTATTTGTCAAACTTTTCAAGGAGCAGACAAAATGCCACAATTTTCAGATGACCTATTTCTAGGTTCCGCCATTACAGTTCAAGGGTCGGATGCTTACCCTACTGTTTCAACTTTTACTGGTTCAATTGCTACAACCACGTTGACCGTCACCGCCATGCTTTCTGGTGACCCAATTGCTGTGGGTATGTTTCTTGACAGTTCAACGTCACTTACCAATGGAACTTACATTACCGCTTTTGGTACGGGTTCTGGCGGTACAGGAACTTACACCGTAAGCGCTTCACAAACTGTGGCAAGCGCCACAATCATCGGTTCTGGTAATGCTTTGTTGCAAAACCCATCCCCAATGAGCGTAGGTGTAGGCCCATTAGGTCGTGTTTATATTTGGGACGTTGTACCACAAGCAAAACTAACCACTAATATTGTTGCCGCCGTCATCACAACTGCTACCACGCTCACGCTTGCCGCAGGTGCTGGTGTTACATCTGCCACGATTACAGGCGGTGGTACAGGCTTGCAACTTGACTGCCCTCGTGCGGTTTCCACAACCACAGGCGCTGGTACTCCAACTTCCGTCAACATCACTGTCTCTGGCTACGACTACTACGGTCAAGCCATGAGCGAAGTGATTGCAACAGGAACGGTGGCGTCTACTACTGTCAGTGGTAAGAAAGCCTTCTACCAAATTGCCAGTGTTACTTCTTCTGGCGCAAGCGTGGTAACTGTTGCGGTAGGTACAACCGACATCTTGGGTGCGCCATTGCGTATCACTGATAGGGGCTACGTCACCCGTGCGGGCTGGGACAATACTTTGGCTGAAGATGCTGGCACCATGACTGTTGCCGCTACATTGACGGCTACCACCACAACTGGTGATGTGAGGGGTACTTATTTGCCCTCCTCGGCGGCAGATGGTATCAAACGTCTTGTGATGGGAATAGCCCTGCCAGCAATTGCGGCAGGCCCAAATGCAACTCGTATTGGCGCTCTTGGCGTCACCCAAGCATAAGGAGCGCGACATGGGACAATTTAAACCAATGGTCAAGATGATGACCACTGAGCCTTCAGTAGAGTTAAAACTTGCTAAAGGTGGTCATGTAAACATGAAAAAAGGTGGCAAAGCCGAATCTGGTCATAAAAAAATGGCTATGGGTGGTGGTGCTATGGACATGATGTCAGGAACTCCCGCTTTATTGGGTCGCCCTGCAGTTAATGCTCCAGTTCGCGCTCCCGGCAAACCATCAATGGCTGCACGCCGTAAAGCGATGATGGCTAAACCTGCAGTTACTCCATCAGGCCCTCCAATGGCCCCTCCTCCAATGAAAAAAGGTGGTAAGGCTGAGGGTGGTGAGTCCAAAAAGACTCATATGGCTGAAATGAAAGAGATGAAAGGTCTTGAGAAAGAACTAAAGTCTCACGAAAACAAGCCAGCATCTAAAGGTCACAAAGGCTTGAAAACTGGCGGTGTTGCCCTTGGCAATGGCGGTGGTTACAAGAAAGGTGGCAAGATTGCTAAGTTTGCTAAAGGCGGTGTGGCTGGTGATGGAATTATTCCTGTATCAGCCTCTGCTCGTGGTGCGGAGAAGTACAAAAACACGATGATGCATACCGCAGAGTACACAGGCAAGTCTTCAGGTAAGACTGGTGGTGTAAAACTAGGCAATGGTGGTGGCTACAAAATGGGTGGAAAGATTAAGAAGTATGCAACAGGGGGCATCATTCCTTCTGAGTCTACTTCTGGCTCTTATGCAACGACTGAAATGCATACTGCAATTCCTGATAACTCAGGTGGGGGTACAGGTGATGTTCGCTTGGGCAATGCTGGAGGCTTTAAAAAAGGTGGTTCAGCAAAAAAAGCCTACGCGGCGGGGGGTACTGTTAATTCAGGTCGTCCCGTCGCGATGCCTCAAGGTCGCAAGCCAACTCCCGCGCCAGTAAGAATCAGTCAATTGTCTGGAACTTACAAAAATGGTGGTCGTGCAACTCCTGCTGAGGCAGTTCTTTTAAAGAACAACCGAACAGAGAATGCATCTGCTATGCGTGATGCCAAAACCGATAGCAATCTGAAGTATGGGTCTCCCAAACGGATGAATGAAGGTGGTGGCACAACTGATGTATCTAAGGGTGCTTATGATGCTCACTATGCCCGTGAAAAGGCTGAAAATGAGGCAGATCGAAAGATGATGACTGATGCTCTAATGTACTTGCCACGTCAAGCCAAAAAGGCTTTTAATAGCCTTACTGGTCAAGGCGCAGTAACTACAACAGAGCGTGAAATCAGTAAGACTGTTTCTCCTCCACCAGCCAAAAAGCGAAGTGGTGGTAGGGCTTGTTAAAAATTAGTAGGGGGTTCGCCCCCTGCTTTTAATTGGAGAGATTTATGACTATTACGGCTACATCCCAAACATTATTTGATGGTGAGAGAATTGCCATTATGAAGTTTTACGCATCAATGAGTACGACTGAAAACGAGTCTGCTGTTGCAAAAGTAACTCCTTCGGCGCTTTTACCATCAAATGCTGGTGGCGCTTGTGATGCTGTGACCATTTTAAAATGTACGGCAATGACGCATGGGCTTGAAGTTCAAATGAACTGGAAAGCAACTACGCCAATAGTTATTGAAATTATTCCGCCAAATACAAATTACACCCAAGACTATTCAGGTTTTGGTGGTTTGTGGAACAACGCAGGTACTGGTAAAGATGGCATCATTACTTTTACAACTTTAGATGGTACTGCTGGAGATGCATACACAGTAATTCTTGAGATGCAAAAACATTACGTTAACCCGTTAGGTTAATCATGCCAAGCAAATCATCTTCCCAACATCGTTTGATGGAGGCGGTTGCTCACAACCCCTCTTTTGCTAAAAAGGTAGGTATTCCCACAAAAGTTGGCAAAGAGTTTGCCAAGGCTGATGAGGGGAAGAAATTTAAAGGAGGAGGTTTATATGACAACATTCATGCAAAGCAGCAAAGAATTGCTGAAGGCTCTGGGGAAAAAATGCGAAAAGTTGGTAGCAAAGGTGCGCCAACTGCTCAAGACTTCCGAGAATCAGCAAAAACCGCCAAAATGAAAGAAGGTGGCCCCAGTTTGGCAATTGGTCGTGGCGAAAAATTATCAGTAGATAAAGGCGCAGGACTTACACAAAAGGGTCGAGACAAGTACAATAGAGAAACTGGAAGTCATTTAAAAGCACCGCAACCACAAGGAGGGTCTAGAAAGGACTCATTTTGTGCGCGGATGTCTGGGGTAGTAGAACATTCAAAAGGGGATGCTCCAAGAGCAAAGGCATCATTAAAGCGTTGGAAATGCCCCGGTTGGTAAAGGATAGTTATGGCGTACTCTGGAACCGTTGGACAAACCGTCATTAATGTACAAACATTGATAGATCATGGCGCTCGTCGGTGTGGTAAGTTAGCCGAGGAGTTGACCTCTGAACAACAGTTAACCTCACGTCAATCCCTTTATTTTTTATTGTCAAACCTTGGTAATCGAGGTATTCAGTTTTGGACAATCACTAAAAAAGTTGTTGGTTTAACGGCTGATAAATACATTTATGACCTACCAAAGGGAACAATTGACCTTTGGAATGCCCTTTATCGCACAATGGATCGCCCAACTGGGGCGTATTCTACATCTGCGGGGGGTGTAATTGCCAATGCTTTTGACAGTAATACTGAGACTATTTGCACTCAAACAAGTGCTAATGGGAACATTTCTATCAATTATGGCACTTCAAATCCTGTTTATATTGGTTCTATAGGTATCTTGCCCGCGGCTACAGGTACTTGGTCTCTCATCTATGAATACTCAGAAGATGGTACAACTTGGAATACTTTGGTTGACCTTGGCTCAGTTGCTGTAGTCAATAACACATGGATTTGGACTGATATTGTGGCTGGGCAGACTGTCCCCTTTTATCGGTGCAGAGCCTATGCCAATACAACTTTGTCAGTTAGAGAACTGTATTTTGGAAATAATAGCCTTGAAGTGCAGATGTCTGCATTAAACCGGGATGATTACACCAATCTTCCAAATAAAAATTTCACAGCAAATCAACCTTATCAATATTGGTTTAACCGTCAAATTCCTAACCCTCAGATGTTTATATGGCCAACTCCATCTGACCCATTTGTGCAGATGACTCTTTGGTATTCACGCCAAATTGAGGATGTAGGTGCTTTAACTGATGAATTAGAGATACCGCAACGATGGTATGAGGCTGTATTGTTTATGTTGGCTCATAGAATGAGTCTTGAGTTGCCTCAAGTACCAATGGATAGGATTGCTTATCTTGAGCGTATGGCAACCCAGTTTCTCTATGATGCAGAGCAAGAAGAGCGAGACCGCTCACCAATTTACTGGGCGCCGAATATTTCGGTGTACACAGCATAATGTCTATATTTTTAGACACTATAGGTCTAACATCTGTTGCTATTGGTATTTGTGACCGATGCAAGATGAAGTATCCCTTTGTTGTTTTGGGGCCTGATCCAAACTTTCCCGGCTTGCGAGTCTGTAATACTGGATGTCGTGACCAATTTGACCCATACCGCCTTGCCGCAAGGAAGACGGAACGTATCAACTTGCGTTTTGCGCGCCCTGATACACCTTTGAATGCTGGAGATAACTACTTGATGACGGGTAGCGAAAACTTTGCTGGTACAACCCAGTTTCAAATTTCGACTCAGCAAAACAGTATGCCAAATGATATTGAAGATACTGGCAATAAGGACACACTTGCGCCAAACCCGCCTAACAATACGAGTACATAATGTCATCACAAGTAACCATACTACAACTCCCAGCGGCAGGTGCAATAACAGGCACTGAGGCAGTTCCTATCGTTCAAAATGGCGTAACTGTACAAACGACAACTGCGGCGCTTGCTGGCTCACCTGTTCAGACTTATACATATCTGACAGTCAATCAAACACCTCAATTGGCAAACAGTCGTTATGTTGGCGTGACGAATGGTTTAGTAATTACAGATGGCGGTGCGCAAGGACTCTTCAATATCAGCACTACAGGCGCTTTATTGTCTTTAGTAAACTCTGGTACTGGCTTTCAGGTTAAAACGTCTTCTACGGCTATTACAAATCGTTCTATAGCCGTTTCTGGCGCTGGTATTGCAATTACCAACGGAAGCGGTATATCTGGTAACCCAACCATCGCTTTAGATGGTCAAGTATTGAACTTGGCAAATCTTAGTGCAAATGGTTTGATGACCATTTCTTCTGGTGGCGCTATTAGCGCGGTGACTCTTTTAGGTACAGCCAATCAAGTAACGGTCGCTAACGGTAACGGGGTGAGCGGTGTACCAACAATTTCTTTGGCAGACAATCCTATTTTGGGTGGTACTGCTAGTCTTACTTTACCTATTGGAGCGACTGGAAGTCGTCCAGCAGTGCCTGTCAATGGCATGATTCGCTATAACTCAACAACAACTCGTTTTGAGGGATACCAAGGTGGGGCATGGGTTACTCTCGGTTCTGGTGATGGAACAATCTCGGTTGTTACTGGAACGTCTGACCAAATAACGGTTGTTAATGGAACTACGGCTCCAATCCTTAGTTTGGCTACAAACCCAATAGTGCCGGGTACTGGTAGCATTGCCTTTCCCGCAGGAACAACAGGGCAGAGAAGTCTAGGCCCAATTAATGGAATGTTCCGCTACAACACGACTACAGCAACCTTTGAGGGTTATGCTAACGGCGCATGGGGTGCAGTTATTACGGGTTCTGGCGTTACCTCGGTGGCTACGGGAACTGGCCTCACAGGTGGCCCAATCACCTCTACAGGTACGATTTCAATTGATACGACCGTTGTTGCCACTTTAACTGGTACACAAACGCTAACAAACAAAACAATCAGCGGTTCAAGTAATACACTGACTAATATTGCAAATGCAAGTTTAACTAATAGTTCTGTAACCTACAACGGTACTACTGTTGCCTTGGGCGCTTCTGGAACAATTACAGCAAACACAACAAACGCATTGACCATTGGTACTGGTTTGTCAGGCACATCGTTCAATGGTTCTTCCGCTGTAACAATTGCGATTGATTCGACTGTTGCTACCTTGACGGGTACGCAGACGTTGACCAACAAGACAATCAGTGGCTCGACCAATACGCTGACAAACATTGCCAATGCAAGCCTTACTAATAGTTCTTTGACTATAGGTACTACATCAATTGCTTTAGGCGCATCAAGTCTTACTTTGGGTGGATTGACTACGGTAACCGTAACGCAAAACCCAACTACGGCATTGGAATTAGCAACTAAACAGTATGTAGACTCTGTGGCTGAAGGGTTAGACCCCAAGGCATCTTGCGTGGCAGCAACGACAACAAACATCACGCTGTCTGGAACGCAGACGATTGATGGTGTTGCTTTGATTGCGGGAGATAGGTGCTTGGTCAAAGACCAAACTTTGAGCCAAAACAACGGAATTTACTTGGTTGCGGCAAGTGCATGGACTCGTGCAACGGATATGGACTCGTGGCTAGAAGTGCCGGGGGCGTTTACATTTATCGAACAAGGAACCCTATACGCTGACACTGGTTGGGTTTGTACTTCCAATGCAGGAGGTACTTTAGGTACAACTCCTATTACTTGGGTGCAATTTGCTGGTGTAGGCTCATATACCGCAGGCACAGGATTGACCTTAACGGGTACACAGTTTAGTATTACAAATACTGCTGTGTCTGCTGGTGCTTATGGTTCTGCTACACAAGTAGGGACTTTTACAGTCAATGCGCAGGGTCAGTTGACGCTTGCTGGCAACACCACGGTAACTCCAGCAGTTGGCTCTATAACTGGCTTGGGTACAGGTGTTGCAACGGCTTTAGGGGTCAATGTTGGCTCTGCTGGCTCTTTTGTTGTTAATGGTGGCGTGCTTGGAACTCCATCAAGTGGTACGCTGACAAACGCTACGGGCTTGCCAATTAGCACTGGCGTATCTGGCCTTGGAACTGGAGTTGCTACTGCGCTTGCTGTTAATGTAGGCTCTGCTGGCGCTTTTGTGACGTTCAATGGAGCGTTAGGTACACCAAGCAGTGGAACGGTGACTAACCTAACAGGCACTGCATCGATTAACATTAACGGAACTGTTGGTGCTACAACACCGACAACAGGAAACTTTACAACAGTCACTGCCACTACAGGCATTTTTGGAGGAACATTCTAATGTCACAAGCAGGCTATACGCCCTTATCTCTCTACTACAGCACTACTGCGTCGGCTGTACCAACTTCTGGCAACCTTGTTGCAGGCGAATTGGCAATCAATACCTTAGATGGCAAGTTGTACTATAAGAATAGCGCTGGAACTGTTACATTATTGGCCTCAACTTCGGGCGCATCAGGCGATGTGGTTGGCCCTGCAAGTGCTACAGACAACGCACTAGCACGGTTTGATTTAACGACAGGCAAGTTAATACAGAACTCAGTTGGTATCTTGAGCGATGCAGGTATTCTGACAGGCTTAACAGGGATTACGTCATCAGGCTCAATTACATTTTCTAGCCTAACAAGTGGTCGAGTACCTTACGCAACCACCGCAGGTCTACTAACAGACTCAGCCAACCTTTTATACTCTGGTACTGACTTAACTGTTTATGGAATAAGAGTTGGGCGTGGAAATGCTGCGGCTAGTAATAACACCGTAGTAGGCGCTAGTGGATTGGCAAGTATTACAAGTGGAAATAACAACTTGGCTCTTGGTAATTACGCTATGTATTTAACTACATCAGGTTCTTACAATACTGCTGTTGGTTCACAAGATGCTGGAACATATGGTGCTTTATTTAGTAACAGTTCAGGTAGTTACAATACTGCTATAGGAACTGCGGCATTAGCATTAAACACCACCGCCTCATACAACACAGCCGTAGGTTATCAAGCAGGTTATAGTAATACTACTGTTAATGAAAATACAGCACTTGGTGCTTTTGCTTTATACACTACTTCTACTGGAGGTTCTAATTCTGCCGTAGGTAGTCAAGCATTAAGATATAACTCAACAGGCGCAAATAATACAGCGGTAGGAAAAGAAGCGCTTGTAACCAACACTACAGCCTCTAATAATACAGCCGTAGGCTATCAAGCAGGTTATAGTAATACGACAGGAACAAGAAATACTGCTGTTGGTGAGGCTGCTTTAAGAGGAAATACAACAGGTTCATATAATATTGCTTTAGGCGCTGGTAATTCATCTGGTTATGCGCCTTTATATACTAATACTACTGGTGGAAATAATATTGGTATTGGTGGAGGAGCGTTATCATCAAATTCAACGGCAAATTACAATGTTGGTATTGGATATGATGCATTAAGAGCAAACTCCACAGGCGCATCAAATACTGCCTTGGGTAATGAGGCACTTTACTCAAACACCACAGCCTCAAATAACACAGCCGTAGGGTATCAAGCAGGGTATAGTAATACTACTGGGACAGTCAACAACGCTTTTGGTCAAGCGGCACTATATTCAAATACTACTGGTGGTGGAAACACGGCTATTGGTAATGCGGCTTTGTATACTAATGTTTCTGCAAGTTCAAATGTAGCAGTTGGTCAACAAGCCTTGGCTAATTCAACCGCCTCTTACAACACCGCAGTAGGTTATCAATCTTTACAGGCAAACACAACTGCCGTAGGAAATGCTGCTTTTGGTGGTCGTGCTTTATACGCTAACACAACTGGAGCAGGAAATACGGCTATTGGTACTTATTGGGATGGAATAGTAACTTCTCCTTTATATGCCAACACAACAGGCTCATCAAATACTGTTGTTGGTGCAGGTGCAATGACTACAAACACAACAGGCTCAAATAATGTGGCAATTGGTAACAATGCCTTAATTAATAACACTACCGCCTCTAATAACACAGCAGTAGGTTGGCAAGCCGCTTACTCAAACACAACAAGTACAGCACAAACTGCTGTTGGGTATAAAGCCCTATATAGTGCTACAGGGCAGTATCAAACTGCTATTGGTTTTCAAGCCCTTCAGTCAACAACTACTGGTTACGAAAATACCGCAGTAGGCGCAAATGCTACATACTACAACACTACAGGAGTCAACAATGCTGCAATGGGTAGTCATGCACTCCATTCAAATACAACTGGCTCTTACAATGCCGCACTTGGTAATTACGCACTTTTTAATAACACCACAGCCTCTAACAACACAGCAGTAGGTTATCAGGCGGGATATAGCCAAACAACAGGCGCTCAAAATGTTTGTGTTGGCTACACAGCAGGATATTCAAATATTACTGGTGAAACTAACGTATTTGTTGGTAATGCGGCTGGGTATACTAGCACAGGCGGCTCAAATGTATGTATTGGCTATACAGCAGGGTTTTCTTTAACTACTGGAAAAGGAAATATTTTTTTAGGCTCTGGTGTTGCTTTAGCAATTCCCGGCTCTGGGTATGATGTAACAACAGGTAGTAGTAATGTTATTCTTGGTAACTTTAGAGGTAACGCTGGTGGTCTAGACATCCGTACAGCAAGTAACAATGTTGTCTTATCTGATGGTGATGGGAATGTTAGATTATACATTGATAGTTCAGAAAATTATTACTTCTCATGCGTTACTACTCCTAGTGCAAGTGTTTATGGACTTGCATATATAACTTCCGGTGGAAACAATGGGTATTTGTATAATCAGGTTAGTTCAACTGCTTCGGCATCACAAATTATTTTTGGTAATGGCAACGGCGTAGCAGGTTCTATTCAAACAAGTGGGTCATCGACTTCCTATTCAACTTCTTCAGATTATCGTTTAAAAGAAAATGTGCAGCCAATGACAGGTGCATTGGATAAAGTTGCACAACTTAAACCTGTCACTTATAAATGGAAAGTTGATGGCTCGGATGGTCAGGGTTTTATTGCTCACGAACTAGCCGAAATATGCCCACAAGCAGTATCAGGGGAAAAAGATGCAGTTGATGCGGATGGCAAACCTAAGTATCAAGGCGTGGACGCATCATTTTTAATAGCAACACTTACAGCCGCAATCCAAGAACTCAAAGCAGAATTTGACGCATACAAAGCAACTCATCCTTAAGGAGAATTAAAATGGCAACAGTCTTTACCACTCGCATCACAGCAATGTACACAGTACAACAACCTGACCCCAACTATGTAATTAACGCACTATGGGAAGTAACAGGAGTAGACGGCACTTATACTGCATCTATCCAAGGCAACACACAGTTTGACTCTACAGACCAGACTACATTTGTGCCTTACGCAAGTCTAACTGAGGCGTTAGTTATTAGTTGGATTCCTGAGAACCAAATAGACAGCGCACAGTCTTGTGTACAAGGGCAGATTGACAGCCTAATTACACCACCTGTTAGCCCTGAGAACACCCCTTTACCTTGGGCAACACCTTCGGCATAATAGAAGAAGGGTGAACCGCTGACCCATAACAGCGGAAATTTTTTTAAAGGAAAATGGCAATGGAAAGCAATATATCTTTATCAACCAATTTGGTAAATGGCATTCTTCAGTATTTGGGGAATCAACCATATGCTCAAGTAGCGAATTTGATTCAAGGCATTCAACAAGAAGCCCAAAGTCAATTGCCGCCTGCTGAAGCAGAAGAGCCAAAAGCGGAGTAAGTTACATGGAAGGGGTTGAAGAATTGGCTAACGAGACCGACAAGCGTTTAAGCGTTCACGAGGCGATATGCGCTCAACGGTACGAGGTCATTCAAACCCGCTTTGACGAAGGTTCCAAGCGCATGAATAGGATTGAGTACCTCTTGTATGTAGTCATCCTAGCCGTGTTGCTTGGCCCCGGCGTTGCCGCTGAAATGGTTAAAAAAGTTTTTGGACTATGAATATTCAAGACGTCCTAAAAGCGGTACTTCCTATTGTTGTGGCGTGTCTAGCATGGCTACTCGGTCAAGTGTCTGACTTCTCTACACGGCTGACTAAGATTGAAGGGCAGATGCCAGCACTAATCACTAAAGAAAATGTGCCGACTGACTCACCTTTAAGTGCAGAGGCAAGGCATAGGCTGAAAGAAGAAGTTTATAAAGACATTCACCAACTACAAGTAAAGGTTCAATTACTTGAAGAACGAGAAAAGAGGAAGTAATGTTTACACTATTTTCAACTTTGATTTCATTTTTGGCTGGCGGTTTGCCAAAACTATTAGATTACTTTCAAGACAGAAGTGACAAAAGCCATGAGTTGGAAATGGCGCAGTTGCAGATTCAACGTGAGTTGGAAATGCGAAAACTTGGCTTTGAGGCTCAAGAAAGGGTAGAACATATCCATATTGAGCAGATTGCTATGGAGACCTCATCTCAAGACAAACAAGTTTTAATTGGCGCTCAACAGGCTGAAATGCAAGCGTTATATGCCCACGACATAAGTTTGAATGAGGGAACTTCTGAGTGGATGCATAACCTAAGAGCCTCT